CCCGTTTCGTAGGTGTCCTCGAAGGAGATGTCTTTGGCCGCTCCATACTGGTCGAGCATTTCGCGGACGAACTTCTTGGCGGCCTTCTCGTCCATAATCTGACCGCTGTCCTCCAGCTTCTTGATGGCTGCGGACAGGGCGGCGGAGATTACGTCAACATGGGCGTTAGGGTCTTTGTCGTGTTCCTTGATAAGTTCGGCAACAGCCTTGATGGTCGCAATGGTGTTTTCGTCGATGATGGCCTCTACCCGGTCAACGTCGCCGACCGCAGAAATAAGGTCAATGGCCGTCACCTTGCCGACCGAGGACGACGCCGGGTGAATCCACTCCGGCTCGTTCTCAAGCACAAGGTAGGTGAACGGAACCTCGCCGACGTCCGGGTCTTGGGCGTACAGTACGACGTTGGTGCAGTAAAAGCCCGTCTGCACGTTCGTGCTGCTCACCTGTACCGAGACCTGACACTCGCCGTCTACAGGGTTCGTGACGCCCGAAATAGGGACGTCCATGACGTAATCCGCCGGGCCTGTCATGGTCTTGGGGGTACTCCCGTCCGGGATAGCGCCCTTGCCGACCGCAGCCCGGGTATATTTCAGAGTACAGCGGCCAGCCAGCACCTTTGCGATAAGGGTGACGCCCGCCGCCGTGCCATAATTCCCATCCTGAAATTTTGCCATCGGTCTACCTCCTACTCAATTCTTTTTGTTGTCAAATGGGTATAAAAAAGGACGCCGGACGTGTGGCCGTGGGCGTCTCTTACGCTGCGCTGCTCGCTCTTAGGGTTGCCGGAGAGGTACGTCCCGACGAACCCACCGTGCGAGATGGGCAGCTCTACTTTGTACTGGCGGTATGTCCGCAGGTCGAGCCGCAGACCAACACCTCCGGTCAGAATACGTTTGACCGAATCGGCGATACCTGCGATAAGGTCGATATGTCCCTGCGTCAAGAGGTCTTGGTCTACCTCAAGAATTACCTTTGCGGGGAAATCCTCTTTCAGGGTAATTTGCGAGACGTTCACGTCAAGCAGGGTCGCAGCCGCCTCAATTACGGTGTCAATATCGCCGCCAGACAACATAGAAATCAGCTTGACCTCTATCATCAGCCTGTAAAAAGCATCATCCGCGCCGCCGCGCTTGACGCCGAAGTTCTTCCCGTAGCGGTCAAGGACTACGCCCTCTGCGTTGTCGAGGTCGTCCCATGCCCGGATACGCTCGAAGTTTTCGTGGGTAAGCTCAAGGCCCCAGCCCAGCACACTAAACAGCTTGCCGATATTCGTAGTGGGCGCGAGACCCTTTTTAGCGTTGCGGATGTCGTCGCGGATATACGCGCTGGTCAGGTATTCCAGCATCCGCTCTACATAGCCGTAGCTCACGAAATCGCCACCTTTCCAGCGTCCGTGACGGCCTTTTCCCTCGTGCCGACGGCGATGTTGTTCTGGCTGTACGTCTCTCCGTCCGGGCTGATGCTCAGATGGAAATCCGTCACGCCGGAGACCCCGAGGATGATACCGGGGATGGCCATATAAAGCACGTCGGTGCCGATTTTCAAGCCGCCCGTCACGTCGCCGCCGATGTAGGCAATCAGCGCAGCTTTGATTTGAGCCAGCCCATCATCCGGGAAGCTGCTGGATGTCTTCAGGTCGGTGATTTTGATGTAGACGGGTACGGCGGTAGGCCGGGAGAAACGGATGTTAAAGGTCTGGCCGTTGGTTCCGATGACCGGGATGGTCTTGTTGCCGTAGGTCTGAATTCCTGCGCCCTTGCGCCTAAAAATCGCTCTGGCGACATCTTGGTCTAAACCGCCATATACGACGGCCTCGATGCTGTGAGGGGGCAGCCCGAGGGGGCTTGTGGTATCCTCGCAGTTTTCGTAGCAGATGGCCGAATAGGCCGCCTCCACGTTTTGGAGAATCTCGCCCGCGATAGCATCCGCGTTGACGCCGCCTGCGTAGTCCACAGACTGCTCATAGCGGTCTCGGTATTCTTCATCCGTTTCACGGACGCGGCCACCATCGACCGCCGCAAGGTTCGTGCAGGAGGAAACGCCGTCGAGCGGGTTTGTAATCTCCTTGATTTCGCCTGCGGCCACGTTGTAGTCCGGGCCAGCGGAGACAGCCTGAACGGGCAAGACGACCGTGCCGTCGTCCCCAATCTGGCCGCTCTCCAATACGGCATACTGCAGGTTGGAGACCGTCTTCACGAGGAATCCTGTCGGGATTGTCGTACCAGGACTGCCCGTGAACTGGACGTATCCAGAGGCTTTCTGCGCCGAGAGAAGGCGCAGGCCGATGGATTTACCCAGATTATACAGGCTGGCTCCTACGGCGGTATCAACAAACCTGCTGTTGTAGATGTCCTCTCCCAGAGAAAAGAGGATGTTCCACATCCACGCCCAGAGCCTCAAAAACAGGCCCAGCGGGGAGCGAACCGTCAGGTTTGCTTTGGAGCTGTAAAGCTCCCGCGCCTTGTACTCCAAGGCGTTGAGCAACTCTACATAGGTCGGGCGGTGAAAGCCCTGCGCGGTGACGCCCCAGTCTTGGGTATTCACTTGATACTCACCTCCGATGTAATACTGTCCCCGTTTACCAGCTGTCCGTTGAACGTGACCGATAAGGCCCGGCCATCGAGGCTGTAGTCTACGCCGTCAACCTCGGCCACGGTCGGTTCTTGGAAAACTGCTTCCCGGATGACCTCCGGGATTTCGTCATCCTCAAGCTCGCCGGGCTTTTTGCCCATAATACGGGCGTAGTCCGTACCGTGGGACGGCACAAGCGGAAATTCCTCTTTCCACGCACAGAGCGTCAGGCGGACGTTTTGGGCCGAGGTCGCATCTCCGGCCACCGTCTCCATGATGCCCTCATCGTCAAAGCAAAGGTCACGGGTATCCGGGTCGATTTTGAGTGTATAGTTGTCGTCCATTTTCGCCTCCTTATACGGGCGGGGTCGTCGGGGAGCCGGGGGCCGCGCTCGTGTGGGTGTGAGTCTTGAGACTCTTGCCAGCGGCCACGAAATCGACGTCAGCAGTACCCGTCTTTGTAACGCCGAGGTTGCCGTCGATTTTTACGTCACCCTTTATCTGGATGTTGGACTTGCTGGCCGTGATGCTCACCGAGTCGCCGACCTTGATTTTGACATCCTCTTTGCTGATAGAGACGTAGACCCCGCCGTCGGTCGTGCCAAGGTCAAGCGCACCGTCCCGGTGGCCATCAATTTTGTTTTTGCCGGAGAGGATACCGCCGACAAAAACCGCATCGTCGCCGCTATGGAGACGTTCGGTGTTGGGGTCTGCGGCCTCGCCGCCAGAGATGGTAGAATCGCTATCCCGGTCAAGGTACATCACGACGCCGACGTCTCCCTCCCGATAAACAGGCCGGATAATGTAGCCGCCGCCGTAGACCATAGCCACCGGGACGCCCAGCACCTGCGGCTTGTCCTGAAAGGTATCCTCGTCAGGGTAGCGGGTCAAGGGCTGCACGTTCACTTTCATCGCGGCAGCATCGAAAGACACGACCTTTACAATATCTGCCACGCAAATGCTCGCGGCGGAGGCTTGCTGCTGGCCCTGTGCAAATGCGTCCTTTGCGTTTTGGTTTGCCACGGTTTTACCTCCTTAGAGCGGCTTCATCTGTACCGTCGTTTTCCAGTTTCCGCGCGGGGAGCCGACGTGCTTCCCCTTGACCACGATATACTTCCCGTTCAGGTCGCGGCTCTTCACCTGTACCTGTTCCGCCGGGCCGACGTGGTAGTTGAGCAGCATTTCGCGGGTGACATACTTGCCCTCCTCGCTCTTGGCTGAGGAGCTTTTCTGGCTGTTCGTACCGACGGCCAGCACGGTTTCGTCCGTGTCGCTCTCGCTCAAGAGCAGCCCGTTTTCCGGGGTGAGCTCGATACCGTTTGAGACGCCCTTAGAGGGGTCAGAGATGACGACGGTTTCCGTGCGGATGAGAAAGCGGCTCTTGCAGTCGGACTCGACAACGCGCTTGAGGATGTCTTTTACTTTGCCATTGCAGACAAGGCCCCGGTCATAGACCTTTTCGACGGCCAGCGAAAACTCGCCAATCTCAAGGCCCATAAGGTTGAGCAGGTCGGTCACGATGTCCTTTGCCGTGCTGCTCTCTTTGTAGGTCTTAGAGACTTTGGAGTTGAGCCACTCTTTCATGGCCGCTGTCGCTGTAATCGTCGTGATTTTGTCCACCGTCCGCCTCTTGGTGACGCAGGCCGAGACCTGCCCAACGAAGATTGCGCCGACGTCGCCCTCATAGCCTGCGTTGAGGATGACCGCATCCCCGCGCTTTATGGCCTTGACGGTGCTGTCCGCGAGGTTGTAGATGGAAAACGTAGCCTGTTGCAGGGTGTCGCTGTCCTCAAATGGGACGTCAAACTCAAAATAAAAGTTGTCCATGCTGTACTTCTTCCCGCCTATCTGCAGGGACGCCTCTCTCATCCAAAAACTCATTCTGTCCTCCGCTCATACAGGTACAATTTGACCTCTTTGCCGAAGTTGTCCCACGTCACCGTGTCTATCCCGTCGCCGCTCAAGCACAGCGGGATGATGACGGGCAGCGGGAAACGCTCGTCCTCGATGGTGTTGAACAGCGGGCGTCCGTAGCGGATGGGGTCGCCGTAGGCCAGTACCTCGCCCGTAGAGGAGACCGAGAGGTCGGCGGTGAAAAACTCTCCCACATCGTTATACCGTATGGTGAACGTATAGGTGCGGTCGGTCAGCTTGACCGAAAAGGTATATGGTACCTTTGTGGTGTCAATTTCGATATACTCGACCTCGGCCCCAAGCTCGATAAGCTGCATGGTTCATCGCCTCCCGGAGCTGCTCGGCGTCGCCCGGGACGTCGGCCCGGAACTGCTTGCAGCCTTTTTGTTGTACGAGTTGACATAGGACGCATAGGAGCCGGACGAGATAGTGGTGCTGACGGTCGTTTTCAAGCCGTCTGCCTTGGTCGCGGCGGTCTTGTGGTCTTTGGACGTTTTGGCCCCGTCCTGCCCGGCCATCGTCGAGGCCGTCCCGCTATCCTCGGAGCTGCCGAGGGTAATCTGCTTGAGGACAGCCGTGAAGTCAAATCCGTTTCGGTTTTTGGACTCGTGGCCCGTCTGCAAGCTCTGAATCACGAGGTTTTCGAGGTGAGTGCGCCCAGTGTAGGAAAGCACATCGCCTCTCCGCCACATAGTATCCAGAGAGTCAAGGGCTGCGTCCCCGTCAACCACAACGCCCTGAACCTGAATCGTCCGAGGCTGGCGGAAAACATGGTCAGCCACACTGCTGCCGCTCTCTATGGGGTTGTCCGTCACGGTAGAGGTGCGGGTTATCTTTTCGCTGGTGACGGTTCCCAGCTTAGGCTCAAAGCGGACGGTGCCGCATTTCTGCCCGGTCAGGGTGTACATATACGGCCTCCTTTACGCATAACCAGCTTGCAACGCCCGGGCGGTATAGTCTTCCTCCTGTGCCTCTTGGTAGAGGTCGCGGAAGATACTGCGCAGGCGGTCTTCCAGTGCGGACATTGCGCGCTCGTCTCCGGCGTTGCCCTCAATCTTGATGGTAAAGCTTGGGTTGATAACGACGCTCGTGCGGCTGGTATTCGAGGTGTTGTTGTTCGTGTTGCTGTTGGTAACAAAATTCGTATAGGACTGCATGAGACGCTCGGTCTGGTCTGCCGGGATGATAGCACTACCGCCGGGTAAGACGGCCAGCTCGCCGCCCTGCTC